GACGAATGCCGTGGTCAGCTGCTCGATCTGCTCCTCGGTGAAGTCGTTGCGCTTGGGCTTCTTCTTCGGCGCGGCATTGCGGTTCGCCACAGCCGGATTCAGGTCGGCCTCGTTGCCGCCGCCTTGGTAGCGCTGGATGCGCGCCTGGCGCTCCAGCTGCCGATGCAGCAGATCAATTTCCTTGAAGTCGCCGCCGGATTTTTCCGGCTTCATGATCAGCACGACCAGGCGCGCTTCCAGTGCTCCACCGATACGCTCAACGTTATCTGCGCGATCCCACTCGTCACGCGACTTCCAGCTGTGTACAGTCTTCTCGTTCTCGCCGATGGCCTGGGCAATTTCGGTCACGCGCCATCCCATCCAGTACAGGAACTTGGCCTGTCTGCGGGTGTCCATCGGGAGCTGGGTGGCAACGCTTTGCATGCCGATCAGGGTGCAGCACACCTCTTAATCCCGACAGTTGAGCAACGCGTAATCGCCTTGTTTACACGGTGTTTTCGTTGCTGCGCTATGCGTCGCGTTTGACCATGGGTCATCGCAAACGCATCCAGCGCAGAGGACACCCATGTCGGCCAAGGCCAAGAAGTTCCGTTCCAACTGGTTCCGCGTGGCCGTCGAAGGCGCCACCACCGATGGCCGCACGATCCAACGCAGCTGGATCGAAGACATGGCCGCGACCTACAACCGCGAGACCTACAACGCCCGCATCTGGATCGAGCACATGCGCAGCCTGCTGCCGGATTCGCCATTCCGTGCGTATGGCGATGTCACTGCAGTGAAGGCCGAAGAGGTCGAGATCGACGGCAGCAAGCGCCTGGCGCTGTTTGCCCAGATCGAGCCGACCGCCGATCTGATCACCATCAACAAGTCCAAGCAGAAGCTCTACACCAGCATCGAGGTGCAGGAGAAGTTCGCTAACACCGGCAAGGCGTATCTGGTCGGCCTGGCCGTGACCGATTCGCCGGCCAGTCTGGGCACCTCCATGCTCAGCTTCGCCAGCCAGAACCCGGACGCCAATCCGCTGGCCGATCGCAAGCAGTCACCGGGCAACCTGTTCACCGTTGCCGAGGAAACCGCGCTGGAATTCAGCGAAGTCAGCGAAGGCCCGGTTGCCAATCTACTCAGCCGGATCCGCACCGCACTCAAGAGCGAGGACGCCACCAGCATCACCGCCGAGCAGTTCGCCGACCTCGGCCAGGGCGTCGAAGAGATCGCCGAGTACGTGCGCGGCCAGGACGAACGCTTCAACCGCCTGCAGGCCGAACACGCCGAGCAGAAGACCAAGCACGAGCAGTTGGCAAACGACCTGGCGCAGCTGCGCGAGTCGCTGTCGCAGCAGCCGGACCCGGCACAGCCCGCAAGGCCGGTGGTCACCGGCAGCGGCGCGGCCGTGCTGACCGACTGCTGATCCCACACCACACACACGCCGCAGCGCCACATCCTTCGGAGCCACCATGCAAAACGCCACCCGCCTGCAGTTCAACCAGTTCGCCGAGCAGATCGCCAAGCTCAACGGCATCACCTCCGCCTTCCATTCCTTCGCTGTCGATCCGACCGTTCAGCAGAAGCTGGAAACGCGCATGCAGGAGTCGAGCGAGTTCCTGTCCAAGATCAACATCATCCCGGTGGACGAACTGTCCGGTCAGAAGGTGGGCATCGGCGTCACCGGCAGTATCGCCAGCCGCACCGATACCGGCGCCGGCAAGACCCGCACCCCGCGCAACGTGGCCGCACTCGACAAGAACGAGTACGTCGCCAAGAAGACCGACTTCGACACCGCCATTCCGTATGCGTTGCTCGACACCTGGGCCAAGTTCCCCGACTTCCAGGCGCGCCTGCGCGATGCCATCGTCAAGCGTCAGGCGCTGGACCGTCTGCAGATCGGCTTCAACGGCACGCACGCCGCTGCCGACACCGACCGCGCCAAGTTCCCGCTGCTGGAAGACGTCAACATCGGTTGGCTGCAGCAGTACCGCATCAACGCCGCCCAGCGCGTGCTGGCGAGCGGCAAGACGGCCGGCAAGGTCGTTATCGGCGGTGCCGGTGCCGACTACGGCAACCTCGACGCACTGGTGTACGACGTCGTGAGTAATCTGCTGGACCCGTGGCACCGCAAGGATCCAAGCCTGGTGGTGGTGCTGGGCCGCGACCTGATGCACGACAAGTATTTCCCGATGGTCAACAAGGATCAGCCGGCCAGCGAGAAGATCGCCACCGACCTGATCTTGAGCCAGCGCCGCGTCGGCGGCCTGCAGGTAGCCGAGGTGCCGTACCTGCCGGACGGCGCGTTGATGGTCACTTCGCTGGCGAACCTGTCGATCTACTACCAGACCGGCGGCCGTCGCCGCTACATCCAGGAAGTGCCCGCACGCGATCGCATCGAGAACTACGAGTCCTCCAACGATGCGTACGTGGTCGAAGACTACGGCCTGGGCTGCGTGGTGGAGCACATCGAGATCGAGGACTAAGCCATGGCCGACAGTCCCGCCAAGCGCCACCACAGCCGCGTGCTCGCCGAGCTGGAGGCAGCCCAGCGTGCACCGCACCAACTGATGGCCGGCGCCACCGCCTACGAGCAGCACATGGCGCAGCTGCAGAGCGATCGCCTGCGGCTGAAGCAGATCCAGTCCGACCAGGGCAAGGCCGCGCTCAAGGTGCAGCTGCTGCCGGCCTACGTGCCGTATCTGGCCGGCGTGCTGGCCGGTGGCCAGGGTGCGCAGGATGAGATCGTCACCACGTGCATGGTGTGGCGCATTGATGCTGGTGACTATGCCGGCGCGCTGGAGCTGGGCGCCTATGTGCTCAAGCACCAGCTGCAGATGCCCGACCGCTTCACCCGTACGGTGGGCTGCGTGCTGGCTGAAGAGATCGCCGAAGCAGCATTGTCGGCCCAGAAGACCGGCCAGCCGTTCGATGCGGCCGTGCTGGCCGATACCGCCACGCTGACCGCCGAGCAGGACATGCCCGACGAGGTGCGCGCCAAGCTGCACCTGGCACTGGCCCGCGCATCACTGGCAGGCATCACCGATGAGACGCCCGCCGACCAGGCGCAGCCCATCGCCGCCGCCGCTGTCGCCGACCTGCAACGCGCCATCGCGCTGCACGGCAGCTGCGGCGGCAAGAAGGATCTGGAACGCGCCGAGCGCCTCTTGAAGAAGTTCAGCGTTGAGCCTGCGGGCACCAACGCATAACCGAGCGTCCCCGCAACCCTCGCCGGCTCGGGGCTGATCCACAGCACTGCATCGCTGCGGTGACGCCCCGACCACCGGCGATCTATTCCGAGCCATGCATGAGCGGATTCACCGCCACCGGCACCACGAGCGCCACGCCTGATGCGATCGCCAATGCGCCGTTCTGGCCGGCGATCGCACCGGCCACTGTGCGGGCGAGCATGCGCCTGGATGGCACCGTCACCGATGCCCGTCTGCGCCACGCCATTATTGCCGCCATGCTGGCGGTCAACGATGAGCTCGATGCCTGGGCGCAGACGCAGCAGGCCGCCGGCTACGCTGCACTGGCTGATGTGCCCAGCACCGCGGTCGATGGCATCTCGCGCCGCGTGCAGCTGTACCTGCGCGCCGTTGCGTGTGCCACCGCCGTCGAGGTAGCAGAGCGCTACCGCAGCTTCGATGCCACCGACAGTGCCAACCAGCGCGCCGACGACTTGTCACCGAGCATCACCGAGCTACGCCGCGACCAGCGCTGGGCCGTGCGCGATCTGCAGAACCTGCCGCGCAGCACGGTAGAGCTCATCTGATGCGCGTGCACGCCATGCAAGGCGACACCGTCGACCTGCTGTGCTGGCGCCACCTGGGCAGCACGGCCGGCCTGGTCGAGCGCACCTACCTCCTCAATCCCGGCCTGGCCGAACTGGGCGCCGTGCTCCCGCATGGCACGCCAGTGGAGTTGCCCGAGGTAACCACCACCACAGCGGCGATGACGCCGCTTGTGCAGCTATGGGACTGACCTGATGACCGAACCCACCTCCGTATCGAGCGGCTTTTTGATCGCCACCGGTGTGGGCCTTGCCTCCGTGCTGCCTGGCATCGACGGTGACGCGCTGATCGGCGCCTTCGCCGGCGGCGCGCTGTTCGTCGTGTCCGCCGCCAAGCAACCGCTGCTGGCGCGATTGATCTATTTCCCGGTGAGCGTGATCGCCGGCTACCAGCTGGCACCGGAGCTGCTGCGCTGGTTGCCGATCAAGTCCAGCGGCGTGGCCGCTTTTGCGAGTGCGGCGTGCGCGATCACCGTCACGCTGGGCCTGATCGAAAAGAGCAAGTCCTTCGACTTTTCCTTCCTACGTCGTGGAGGTCCGCCCAGTGCATAGCCTGGTCACCGTCCTGACGTTGATGGCCTCGCTCGCCATCTGCGTCCGCCTGCTTACCTACCACCGCCCGGTCGATGCGCGCCATCGACGCGGCGCGGGCTGGTGCGCGTGGCTGCTGATCGCCAGCACCGGCGGCCAGGCGCTGCACATCCTGCTGGTCGGCGCCGGCTCGCAAGTCAGTCTCTGGCACCTGGGCACGTTGATCGTGCTGGCGGTGCTCACCTACCGCGCCCAGGGCAATGTGGCGCGCATCCTGAAGGTCGATTGATGTTCACCGATACCCAACTCGCCTCGATCATGCAGTGCTC